CCGACTTGGGTAAACGCCGGCATACCGCTGAGCAACGCTATGCTGATCTTGGGCTATGCGGTGGAAGACGTGACCGGCATGACGACGCAGGTGGAGACGGTGAGCACCAGCGGCGCGGTGGTGGCGGTCGATGCTGCGCCGAAGGCGCTGTTGATGCCGACGGACCCGCCGATGGAAGACCAGCCGATTGACGAGGACGACTATTTCGCAGAAGTGCAAACGCACACGCGCAGCGTGGCAGTTGATGACTATGCAGCGCGGGCGCACAATGACGCGATGGCGCTGGAGCTGAAGGCGTGGGCAAAGGTGGCCGGCAAGGACTTGGCGCGTGCGCTGGAGTTCAAATGCGACCATATCGTGCCGGAGTGGGAGACATGGATCAAAGCGCAGCTGGCAGAGCCGGGCGTGGACGTGGCGCACGTGATGGCGCACATGCCGACCAAAGCGGTGACGCTGCGCACAAAGGGCGAGAAGGCGGTGGCCAAGCGTGTCACGGCTGTGTTTAATAAGTTCGGCACTGAGATCAAAGCGCAGGCAGCCAAAGGCGTGGTGGACTATGACACCACCGACAAGATGTTTAAGGCGCTGGGCAAGAGCCTGACGCCGGTGCTGGAAAATATATTTAAGGTGCAGGCGCGCGGCGTGCTGGCCGTATCAACTGCAGAAATTCCAGAGGAGAGCTTTACCACTGCAGCGTTCGACTGGGCAGAGAAAGAAGCCGGCTACACGCTGCCGCGCGAGATGAACGAGACCACGCTGAAGAACTTGCGCCGTGTTGCTTTGTCAATCGGGCAGGACCCATCGCTGAGCGCAGCCGAGATCACGGCAGCGCTGTATCCGACCTTTAGCCCGTACCGGGCAGCGATGACAGCCGTGACCGAAGTCACGCGCGCAAAGGCAGCGGCCAACAATGAGTGCTTTGATATTTTGACGGAGTACGGCGAAGACGTGGTGCGGCGCTGGAGCACGTACATGGACGAGCGCGTGTGTCCGATCTGCAGGCCGCTGGACAACAAGAAGGAGAAGATATACGCCGTGCAGTTTAAGTCTGGACCGCCAGCGCACCCGAACTGCCGGTGCCGCATTGGCGTGGAAGTTTCCGGCATCACGTCAGACGTGGGCGAGTTCGACTGATGGCTGAGACGACCGGGATGTATTTGGAGAACGCCGAGAAGTTTGTCGCGGCGATGAAGGCTATGCCGACGGAAGAGTTTCTGCGCGGCGTGATTGAGCAAGCCAGCATTTTGGCGTACAACGAAGCCAAGCTGCGGCCGACGCCGATGGCGCACACTTACGGCAGCACAACATCGTCAAGCAGCGGCAACGTGGCGACGCCGGGCAAGGTATTCTGGCAGCGCGGGCGTGGCTCATATTACAAGCCGAAAACAATCAGCGAGCGCACGGGAGTTGAAAAGCGCAGCGCCAAAAGAAAAGTAAGCGAGGACTTGACGAACGCATGGCGGCGCGACTCTTCTTTAGTTGGGCGTGGGCGCGAGATCAACGTGCACACAACCGGCGTCAAGTATGCCGGCTTCGTGCAGGGTGGAAAGGGCGAGGAAAAGCAGCAGACGAAGGTCATGCAAGATCGCGGCTGGCAGTCAGTTGATGACATAGCCGTAAAGGTGGAAGAGAAAATAGCGCAAGTCGTAGGGCGCACGATGAAGACGTTCTACATCGACTGGCTGGCCAAGTATGGGATAAGTGCCACATGACAACCATTACCATCGAAATCGACGACAGCGGCGCGATCGTACTGCAGGGGGCAGAGGGTGCCGAGTACGTGGAAAACGGCTTAGAAGGCGATACAGAGGCGCCAGAGGGTGAAAGCTGCCCGATTGCGACACAGAACATAGCGGCAAACTTGGAAGCGCGCGACAACGCCATCGCGGTGGCAAACTACGGGCCGCTTGATCCGGGGCAAGCAAACGCCGATTACTGGGGAGCGGCGGCTGACCGCTGGAGCGTCTCGGTCGAGGAAGTCAAGACGGCGCGCTGCGGCAACTGCGCGGCGTTCAACGTCACCAGCCGCATCCGCGCGTGCATCGCTGACGGCGTGGGCGGAGCCGATGCGTGGGAAGTGGTAGACGCTGGTGATCTGGGATACTGCGAGGCGTTCGACTTCAAGTGCGCAAGCGCACGGCGCTGCGATGCGTGGGTGCAGGGTGGACCGCTGACCGATGAGCTGGCGCAGTCGATGCAGCCGCAGCCCGGCGATGAAGATGACATGGGGCAAGACGAGGTCGAGATCAAGATCGTGGCGCCGGCATGGATGGCGGCCAACGCGCGGCAAGGCATCAGCTGGGTGAACGAGGGATACGGCGGGGACGGCCTGACACCGCAGACATTGCGCGAGGCGCGCTTGATGGCTGGCGGCACCGTGTCGGAAGACAAGGCGGCGCGCATGGCGGCGTGGTTTGCGCGGCACATGGTGGACCTGAACGCGCCGGCCGCGATGGTGGGCGCTGAAGGCTATCCGAGCAACGGCGTGGTGGCGCACGCGCTATGGGGCGGCGGTTCGATGACAGACAGCAAGCGCGCGGCAGCGTGGGCACGGGCACGCACTGCGGGAAGCAAGGCAGTATCGGCAGCAGTGCGCGCTGGACTTGAGAAAAAGGTGGAAGACCACAACGAAGAATATGGTGACACGCCGAGCAAGCGCGTCACGCTGCGCATGCTGGCGGCAGTCTTTGAGCGCGGGATCGGCGCATACAACACGAACCCGGGCAGCGTGCGCCCAAGCGTGAGCAGCCCGGAGCAGTGGGCCTATGCGCGCGTCAACGCATTCCTGTTTGCAGTGCGGACTGGCAAATACAAGGGCGGCAAGTTTGACACTGACCTGCTGCCGGAAGATCACCCGATGGCAACGGGCAAGGCCGAGATGTATGGCGGAGTAGATCGCGAGGACTTGACCGATGCCGACTTCGTGCTGCCCGGTCGCAAGTTTCCGGTGATGACTGCGCAGGACGTGCGCGATGCAGTTTCTTCATGGGGCCGCTATGAGGGGCCAATAACATTCGAGCAGTTCAAGCGGCGCTTGATCGCACTGGCGAAGCGCAAAGACTTGGTGAACGCATTACCACAATCGTGGAGGGACGAGATGGCAAAAAACATAAACGTGCAGATGGTGGGCGGCGCAGTCAAGGCGCTGGGCGAAGGCAAGATCGGCGGCTATCTGGTGCGCTTCACGGACATGCAAAGCCCGGACCTGACCGGCGATTACTTCACCGCCGACACTGAGCTGGGGACGGTCGAAGCGCTGCCGGTGTTGTATCATCATGGGCAAGACGCGATGATCGGCAAGCGCGTGCTGGGAAGCGGCAAGCTGCGCAAGGATGACATCGGCCTATGGGTCGAAGCGCAGTTGGCGCTGCGGGACGAGTACGAGGCCAGCATATACAAGCTGGCAGAGGATGGCAAGCTGGGCTGGTCAAGCGGCGCGGTGGCGCACTTGGTGGAGCGGGAGCAAAAGACCGCCAGCGTGTCATGGATCAAAATGTGGTGGGTTGCTGAAGCGTCCTTGACACCGACGCCAGCTGAGCCGCGCAACGAAGCGGCAACGATGAAGAGCGGGGAAGCTGCAACGCCAGAGGATGCCGTGAAGGCATCGGCAAGCGTGGCAACCGATGCCGAAGGTACTGTAAACATAAACGAGGACACGACGATGGACAACACAAACGAGATAGCAGAGTTGAAGGCGTCAATCGCTGCGCTGACCGCGCAGGTGAACGAGCCGAAGGTAGAGGCGGGCAAGGCTGCCGCAGTAGTGGGCGCGCTGGGCGGTGATCACGACGGCCACAAGGCCTTCACGCACTGGCTGCGCACCGGGCAGAAGAACTACTACACCCGCACCGAGTCTGAGGACTACACCAAGACAGGCATGACCGAAGGCACCGGCACGGCCGGCGGTGTGCTGGTGCCGGAAGGGTTGTACAACCAGATCGTCGCCAAACGGGACGAGCAGGCGATTGCGCGCCGCGCTGGTGCGATGGTGATCCAGACCAACCTCGACAGCGTGCAGGTGCCGACCGAGAACAACAAAGCGGCCTTCGTGCTGCGCGCCGAAGAGGCCGCATACACCGAGAGCCTGCCGACGTTCACGTCGCGCTTGGTGGGCGTATATTCCTACGCCAACCTAATCAAGGCAAGCAATGAGCTGCTGGCTGACCAACAGGCAAACATGGACGCATTCTTGGTCAACGTGCTGGGCCGTGGCCTTGCGCAGGCTGAGAATAACCACGTCGTCAACGGCACTGGCTCCAGCCAACCGCTCGGCGTTCTGGCGGGCGGCACAGCGGGCATCACCTTTGCAGGTGCGGCTGCACTGACCATCGCCGACGTGCTGGGATTGTTCTTCGCAATGCCAGAGCCTTACACCGTCGGATCACCCGGCCCCGTGTGGCTGATGAAGAACGCCACGCTGGCGCTCATCCGCGCGCTGACCACAACCAACTTCGCCTTCAATCAGGTGGAGCAGGCCGGCAGCAATCAGGCTGGCGCGATGCTGTACGGCTACCCAGTGATCGTGACGGCAAACATGCCGGCAGCCACAACCGGCTTAAAGTCGGTGGCGCTGGTGAACTTCGCCTCCAGCACCGTGCTGGTGGAGCGCTCGGGCTTGGTGATTTCTCGGAACCCCTACCTCTTTGAGGCCAATGCCCAGACTGCGTTGTTCAGTACGGCCCGGTTAGGCTTTAGCGTCACGACTGCAGAAGGCGCGATCTTCGGTACGCAGGCCTAATCATGGCAGCGGTACGCTTCACCACTGCAGTGGCCGGGACTGATTACGGCAACAACGGCAAGAGCTACGTGGGCGAGGAAGGCGAAGAGCTGACCGTCTCCGACGAGCTTGAAGCCGAACTGGTGAAGCTCGGCTGGGCCGTGTCCTTGAAGGGCACGGCCTCGGCCAAGCCGAAGCCAGCAGCCAAGCCGAAGAAGGACGACTAACATGGCATACACCACCGCCGCGCTGTGCAAGACTTACATGGGCATCACGACGGCGACCGATGACACGCTCATCGGCACGCTGATCGTGAGAGCGCAGGCGATGGTGGACAGCTACACGCACCGCACATTCGAGGCGAGCGCAAACAGTACGAAGTTTTTTAACTCGCGCTTCGATGTGTACGGGCGCGCGCTGTACTTCAGTGACGGGCTGGAGGCAGCGACCATCACCACGATCACCAACGGCGATGCCACGGTGATCGTGGTGAACACGGACTGCACGACACTGCCGGCAAACGGCACGCCGATCTATGGGCTGCAGATGCTGGCAAGCTCAACGCAGATATGGCAGCAGACGCCCGCCGGGGACGATGAGCGCGCCATCAGCATCTTGGCAAAGTGGGCGTACAGCCTGACGGCGCCGGATGACATCGTGGCGGCAACAATCCGGCTGGTGGCTTTCTTGTATCGGCAGCGCGAGAGCAACGCCGATTTGGACCGCGCAGTGAGCGTGGGCGATGGCATGGTGCTACTGCCGGGCAGACTGCCGGCGGACATCGCGGCGATCTTGGAGCCGTATAGGCGGAACAGCCGGTGAGCAGTCTGCGGTCAATCGTCTCGGCGCTTGCAGCGCTGAGCGTGAGCTACACGGCAGAGGCAACCGGCACGGTGACGCCGACGGCCTACGACATCAGCAGCCTGCCGACAAGCATGCCGGGCGCAAACCTGCCGGCACGCTTACTGGGCACGACGCGCGGCGACAGCAGCGCGATGTTCAACCCGCTGGCGGCTGGCGTC